CAAGAGTACCTGCAACTGTAGCATTAACATCTACGTCTAATGTATCAATATGAGCCGTACCGTCAAGATATAAATCTTTAAATTCTAATGATGATGTACCTAAGTCTACATCACTGTCAGTAACAGGGGCAATAACTCCATCTGCCATAGTAAATTGAGCCGTACCACCTGCTGTGAAGGAAAGAACATCTGCACCACTAAAAAATAATCCACAGTTTGTGTCACCTGTATTTGTAATAGAAGGAGCACTAGCAGACCCATCAGGTATAGAAAGTATACCCCCAAGAGTAGTTGCACCTGTTACACCTAATGTACCTGCAACTGTAGCATTAACATCAACGTCAAGTGTGTCTATATGTGCTGTTCCATCCAAGTACAAATCTTTAAACTCTTTAGAAGCTGTACCTAAATCTATATCGCTATCTGTGGTTGGTATAATACCACCATCCTCAATAGTAAGTTGTTCTGTACCTCCTATATCAAATCTAATTTTATCTTCATCTGTAGATTCTTCTACTTGTATTTTAGTGTCACCATCAGCATCTTTCATTACGGTAATAGGACCACCTTCGGCTGCTGTACCATCATGGGTATGCCCACTACTGTTATTAAATACAGCAAGTAGTTCATCAAATTCATCGTTAAATGATTTAGCTTTAACTACATTAGTTGCCTGTATGTCGGTTTCACTTTGTCGGGTATAACCTGCCATTATCTTACATCTCCTATTCCATAAGTAACTGTGTATCCTTGAATACTGTGACTTGCTTTTGTATCATTAGTAACATAACTAAATGAAATTGATTTACCTGAACCTGTAAATGCAGTTCTTTCTACAGGTGATGGATTACCATCATATATATCTCCTGTTGTATCATTGTCTCCACCATATATAGCTATGTTTGTGCCTGTATTAAAAAATGCTGCAGGATCATCATTTGATATTGTTGAGTCTGCAGGTTTTGAAACTTCTGTATTATCATAATCATATGTTACGCCAAGTGCAAGTGATATAATTCCTTCAGCTTTCATATAGGTAGATATACTATAATAATTTTTACGTACTTCAGGGTCTTGCATATACACAAAAGGTGTCTTATATATACTTAGTATTTTACCTGTGTCAAAAGCATTACCTGATTCTTGTGCATATACCTTACCAGAAGAGTCTCCATGTATTACTATTTCTTCTTGACCTAAATACCCACTTGCTGCACATACACATTCTAATCCTGATAATGTGCCAAACTCAAAACCATAACCTTCTCCTACTTGCCTTAGTCCACCTATTATACCTTCAGAGTTTGTAGCAGAAAACATATATCTAAATTGCGACTTCTTTTTTATTATAACAGAAGATAATGTAGAAAGTACCTCATTATCTAGTGTTCCATTAATTGTAGATTGTATATTTTTAGATAGTGTTTCTAAGTTAACATCACCAATTTTGTTTGTACCTGAAATTGGTCGTATGCCATCTGGAGATAAAAATATTAAATCACCACCTATTTCTACAACACTATCTGTAGCAAGACAACCTAAGTTAGTTGTAACATTTTCAACTGCAAAAGTTTCTCCTGTAACTCCTGTTATTCTTTTTATATTATTTGTACCAAATACATACAAAGCATTACGAAAAGGTTTTATTGCAACTACTGGAAAACCTACAGCAATAGAACCTGCACCTTCATCTGGGTCAAAGTTATGTTCATTATCTGCTGCACTATAATATATTATATCTTCAAATAAAGGGTCTCCTGCTAACCATACTCTTTTAGAATGAATAGCGGAAAATTTAGAATCTGTTGGGCAGGATGCATGTAGTATCTGTCTATAGTTTGTTCCATCGTAAATAGCAACAGGGTTTATTCCATCTGTTAGAACTACTTTAGGAGAACTGTTAAAATTAAATTCTGAAAATCTAACTTTACTAACACCTGTCATTGTTGGATCGGACGTTCTATAAAATCCTGTACCTGAACCAACTTCTATATTTCCTGTAACTGCACCACTAGAAGCTATTTGTGTTATTGTATTAAAATAATTTGTACTTGTTACTGTAGCATCTGCTGCAGGTCCAGTAACTACCTCTTCTAGTGCTGTACCTAAATAGTCTGTTCCTGTAATTGTAAGTGTTATACCCGATACGTCACCACCTGCAGAAAATACAGTAACCTGTCTAGGTTGTTGTGCTGCAGAGGTAGTAAAGTTAACAGACCCTGAATCTGCTAATGCTCCATTAATAGTTAGGTTAGCTGCACCTGAATTTGTTTGTGCTGCACAGACACCGTTCCTATCATTTGCTACAACATTACTTGTAACGGCTGTCCATCCTATAACTGCAGGAGCACCTGTTATATTTGTACTGTTTGTAAAACTATCATCTGAAATATGTTTACCATTTGTAAATACTGAAGTTGGTATTCTTCCAAAGTCAACAACTATTGTGTTTGAACTTTTTGATATTAATACTCCTGTTACACCTGTTGATGTAGTTGCATCATTTGCTGTAGTACGTTCTGTAAGTGTTTCTCCTACTGTTAAGTTTGAGTCTGAATTAACCGTAAAACTAAAATAATAATTCCAATGATTTAAATAATTACTTCCTGATGAGGGTGTTCTACATCCTAGTATACCTTGATTTACTCCATTTGCTACAGCTACTCCTAAAATAGAACCACTACCTGTTATTGTTCCGTAGCTATGTGCAAATCCATTTATCTTTCTATATCCACCTTCAAGGTTAGGTTCATAGTTAACTAACTGAATAGCTGAACCTGTAAAGTCTGAACCAAGAGTTAGTACATCACTTCCTGTATTTAATCCTCCCCTAGCTATTGCTTTAAACGTGGCTACTGTATCTGCCATTAGGTTGTTAAACTCACTGCGTTAGAAGAAAACTTTGACCTATTAATAACAGTAGACCTTATATTGATAATGTCATCTAATAATAGTCTACGCATTACCTTTATTCCATCTTGAAATTTTTGATTATGTATTTGGGCACTTTGTTCATTAGACCTAAACCTCATCATATAAACCATAGCACCATCTACGACTATGTATCTAAATCTATCAGGTATAAGAGTTGTGTCTGATTCTAAATTTAAATCTGCGGGAAATTTATAATATATATAATCTACTATATATGATGCATCAGGTATAGGTGTAACACCAAATTTTTCTTCTGCTGTTTGATAGACTATACTAGGAGCACTGTATCCACCAGTGCCCGAACTATCATCTAGTGCTCTATAATTTTGTGTATATTCTTCAAATGAAATAACAGGCAGTGACTTTGCAGTATTTAATGCACTTGTTAATTGGCTTACATAAAAAGTATCCCAATCAACACTTGCCATGTCTGTTGGAAAATCATATGTAGCTGTACCTGATGTTAATGTTTGTGATTGTGCAGTTTTAAGAAAGGGAAACTGATGTCCATCTTGTAATATTTCTCGTATTGAATTATTTATTGCATCTTTAGCAATTGCCTGTACATTTTTTGCTGTTGCAAAATTAGCAGCAGTTAACTGTACTTCGTTTATCCTACGTAGTAAATCATTTGTTAGTGCTAAATATGTTGTAGACATGTTGTGTCCTTATATGTATAAGTAAGAGGGCAAGTTTCCCTGCCCCCTTAAATAGATTATGCTAAAGCGTCACGTGCAGCTTCAGATGGCACTTGATCGCCTGTATCTGAAACATCCATCAAAACTGCAAATACTCTTATTACACCTGATACAGGTCCAGTTGTAGCAGCTTGTAACTCTAAATCAAGAGTGTCGGCTGTTTCAACAAGAATATTTGAATCGTCTGTTGGAGTTGCATAGTCACCTGCTGCTGCTGCGTCAATATCAAACGCAGTAACAAAAGTGTCTACCGCACCGTGCGTGTCACTAAAACCAAGATGCATAGTACATCCTGCAGCACTACCATCCATTACAGTAGTTACCTGATATCCTGCTTGAAGAACAAGAGTATTCGCAGGAATACTAATTGCTTCAAAGATATCATTGGCTGCAAGAGCAGTACCTTTTTCTGTTACAGAGGTTGCCATGTTAATGGTATTTTGAACGTAATAAGGCATACGTCCTCTGTTACTCATTCCTCTAGCTGCTTGGAGTTCGCCATTTACTGTAGCCATTGCTTAATCCCCCCTTATATACTAGAAACATATAACGCACGAGTCATTGACTCAGGACGTAATATTTTTCTGCCATATAGATGCATACCACGAACAATATCAGCAAACGAATCAGGGTCTCTGTAAGTTTCTGTTTTATTGATTTGGTCTGCTGTCGCAACAGATGAACTGTGACCAGAACAGATTACACCAAAATGTGTTGAACCTGTGGCTGTAGCTCCTGTTGGACCATTACCTACTTGTGGTAGATTGCTTGACATGTAGACTTTAAAGCCATGAATGTTATTAAAGATTAAACCATTCTGTAGCCCAGAACCGCCAAAGTCAGCGTTAAGAAGTCGAGAGTCCTCGTCCTTCAATAGTTCTGCGAACACAGGGTCAATAATTAACCAACGTCCATTAGTGTCAACATGCTGTTGGTCCATCTTACGTGACATACGAGCAATAACACTCATAGGTGAAGCTTTAGCTGTTGTAGTATTCAGCGAATCGCCACCTGCACGTGGAACAACAACAATAGAATTACCACCTGTACCACCATTAAAGTCTGCAGCGTCTACCTGCATACTTGCTAATAGTTCATTAGTTGCAGCAGTTGATACCGCCACAGAACCATTTACAGTTGCGTTAACTGTGTCTGGTGTACCGTGTAATGCTGATTGTTTAAAACCACACATGTAGCCTAATACATCTTGGTCAAACTGGTCTGACAATCTGTAAGCTGCACGGTCACTTGCTAAACTTTGAAAGTTTACATGTGAGTGAGCTTCTTCTATGTCGTCCACTTTGAACGCAAAGTAGTTAGCTTTGTCTATGGTTAAAGAAAACTCTTCATCGTCAAGGTCTTGAGGAACAATAGCTGTACCTCTAGTGTAAGCCTTAACGGTTACTTCTGGTTCTTTGATGATTTTTACGGAGTCGCCCATTTGAGCAATCTCTCCAAAATAGTCACCGTTAGTTACAGCAGAAACAATAGATGATTTGCGAAATGCAAGTTGCACCTGTTTGCTGTATATGATAGGACTGAAATTACCATTTGGTAAATTTGCATATCCTGCAGCACTTGAAAAAGCCATTATAAAATCTCCTTTAGCTTTCTACAGATACAAACTACAATTTACTTTAGTGGCTAATTCTTATAAGGTGCAAATAAAATACGTATGCCTACGTAAATTAATTGGGCTAAAAGATATTAGGTTGTACTTAAATTCATTGATGTTTGTGAATTTGTAAGGTGTAAGTTGTCCAGTTGGGGTTACACCTCACATACAGATATATATATAGTTATATCTATAAAACTTTATTTGTCAACACTTTTTTTAATTTTAATGCAATTCATATTCATACTAAAAGAACGTCTTTCTCCTTTTGTATAAAATGGATACACCGTGTGAAATAACTCAGAAGGAAACAAATAAAAATCTCCTACTTTTGGTCTCACTAAAAATGTTGTAAGGTTATAGCCAGAGTGAGTACCACTAGCAAATTGAATATGACCATTTGAAATCATATGTTTTTTCTTCTCGTTTTCCCACTCTTCTTCTATTCCGTCTGGTAGTTGCAAATATCCCACACAAGAAAGTTTTGCTCCAGTGTGTATGTGCAATGGGTTGTATTCGTTTTCAAACTGTCTTACAAACCAACCCGAAATAATTTGCAAACCATAATCGTGTGTTGTGTTATCTAGTGTTTTTTGATTGAAAGAAGATTTTAACTCAAACATTTCGTGATACTTCAATACAAAGGCACTAAATTTATGTAAACACTTATCTATTATTTCTTTGTTAAATGCAAGTTCTGAATTAACCTTACCTACTAACGAACCAGAAAAATCTTTTAATGTTTTATTCATAGTTTCATTGAGTTCATTAGCAAAGTCTTCACCCATACGCATGTAACCCATGCAAGGACCAAAGGGAGATAAAAACTCTGCATCACCCTGTGGTATAAAAGTTGACATACTCATCGTGCTGATCCTGATATATCATAAATAAACTTGCCACTTCGTATAGCTTCCATAACATTATCAGCTTCTTTTTCATATTGCTGTGCTGTCATATTATTAACTTGTGATTCACGTAAATAAGATTTACTTTCATCTGACTGTGGTGTATTCCTAGCACTCTTAGTATTTACAGATTTAGCTGCGTCATTATTATTATTTGTTTTCTTCTTACCTGTAATGCCCATATCAGCTTTATAAAGGTCTATTGCCCTTGCTGCTGAACGAGCATCGTTATCATTTTCGTATAGAGCGTCCTGTACCCATTTGGGTTGTTCGTCTGCCCATTCGTGAAAACTATCTTCATCTTTTATTTCATTAAAGTCTGGATGAAACTTTAATAAAGATGCTTCTGCTTTTTCACGTGTAACATTTGACTGCATTTCGTCAAGTGTTTTCATTCGTTCTTCTAATGCAGAGGATTGTTCTTTTGCTTTCTTTATAGCAATAGTCTCAACAATCGCAGCTACATCAGGGTATTGACTAGCCCATGCGTCTATGTCTTCTTCCGACTTAGGAAGTTTAATTTCTTTTTGAGTAGCGTCAGTAAGTTGTCTTTTAAGTTCGTTAATTTGGTTTTGAACATCTTTATCTTTTTCTTGCATGTGTCTACGCAAGTCACCATAGCGTTTCTTAAAAGTTTTTTCTTCTCCTGTAACTTCAGGTTCAGCTTCCTGAGAGGGTTCAGTAGACTCTCCTTTATTTTCAGCAATAAGTTTTTCAAGTTCTTTTTCCCCTTGCTCTATTTTTTCTTCATTAGTAGTCTTCTTATTCATAAATGCTTTTTTAGGTACATCTACTTTTTTTACTATTTGTTTTACTTCTTCTACTTGTTCATTCATTTAGTCTTCTCCTGTTTGGGGCAACTGTAGTCCATTCGGGATGGGGAGTTGGTCGCCAATGGGGTGTTGTGTTATGGGTAATCTTTCTTCATTAAACCGCCTTTTTTAAGTCTTAATGAGCCTGTTTTTGATGCTTCTTTTAATCTATCTTTTACTTCTTTGTCTTTTTTATCGACTTCTTTTTGTCTTCTTTTATCAGCAGCAGAATCTCCCGATGATTTAACTGTTACTTTTGATCCACCCTCTGATGCTTTTTTAAATTTATCTTTTCTATCTTTTCTTTCTTTTTGTTCTTTCTTATATCCACCTTTTATTCTATCTACACCTAATCTTTTTGCCATATTAAACTCTTCTCCAATAGCCTTTAATACATCTGGTGATTTTCTAAACTCTTCAGGTATTGCTTTTAATTGATTTATTAAATCTTCTTTCATTAACTTTGGTTTGGTTATTAAATCTTTACCTGCAAGTTTTAAATCCTCTAATAAATTACCTGTTCGTGTAGGGTCATCTAATCTTGCTTGTTGAGCTTCATAGGCATCAGAAAAATCCCCTAACTTTTTGCCTTGTTTTTTTGCTTCTGCCATTGAAGTAAGTCTACCAGTTGAATCTGATCCCTTACCATAAAAAGCATCTCTGTCTCTTCTTTCAGCCGTGTCATCCGTAGGATCAACAGGCATAGGTGGTAATACAGGTTGTATAGGAGTTACCCCACCGCCACCTGCAGGTGTATTACCGCCCATTATTGGACCTGCTTGATAGGGAGTAGAACGAGTTAATCCCTCTATACTTTCCATTGGTCTACCCATATAGTCTTCAAGGATGTTTACAGTAGAACCATCTGCTTTTGTATAGGGTATTCGTCTTGCTCCATATGGATTAGAACCCTGACCTGCACCGTAGCCCATCATTTTTTCAAAGTCTGTTTGTTGTGGTTGTTGTCCTCTATTATACATATCCATCATGGCACTATTGTCAATAGTTCCATCTGGCAGTAACACTGCACCAACACCTTTTGAAACATCCGTATTTTCCTCGCCCATCATTTTTTCAAAGTCTGTTTGTTGTGGTTGTTGTGGTGGTATTTTTATAGCGTCTCGTAAAACAGCACCGCTTTTGACCCACTCTCCATCAACAAGTTCATAATTTACACCAAGTGCTACTGGTTTAGGATTACCGTATTTGTCTACTTGTGGTGGAACAGCCGTACCTTCTTGTGCATATATAACACCGCCCTGTGCCATTCCTTTTTCATCGTCATCATCATCGTCATTACCCATAACAACAATATCCGTAACACCAAAGGGTAGGTCATCGGGTATCTCAGCTTCTTCTGAATTACCCATCTGCCCCATTTTTTCCATCATCTGCAAACCCATCTTGGCTTCTTGTCTCATTTGCATAAGTTTATTTAAACCAATATATCGAACAACATCTGCAGGAAATACAAACTCACCTTCACTTAACATAGCAGGTACATCGTCACGTACTTCTTTTTTAAGAGAACCTGATGGTACATCATTACCAGATTCTTTATCTACAGTACCACCCTCATCTTGAAGTCCACCCTCTTCCATAAATGCCATTTTCATTTGTTGATTTAACATTGCACCACCTTTGTTTAATTTATTGCTACGTTTTTTTGCAGCAGCTTCGGCTTCTGGTATACTATCGTGTACACTTGTAGGAATAAGCCTATTGTTTTTTATTGCTTCTACTAATTCATCATCTGTATATCTTTTACCTGCATGTATACTAGGAACATTATAATACTTACCCTTTATAGGACCAACAGTAGCAGATTTTTCAGATACTCTTTCACCTTCTTTTGTTCTATATACCGTTCTACCTGCTTTAGTTTTTTCTTTTGTGGGTGTACCAACTAATTCTCGTTTAGCCATTGCTATTTACTTCATCCCTTAATTTTGTAAGTTTACGTAATGTCATAATAGAACCCTGTGACCTATTTAATATTGTTACACTATCTGTCTGTTCCATTATACGATGTTGTTCTGTAATTAAGTAGTCTAAATAATTATTGAACTGTCCCCACACCTTGTGGTTGCTGACCAGTTGGTTGAGCTTCTTCAGGTGCTCCTTGTTGTTCATTTCCTGTAAATCCTTCTTCGTTTGGTGTTGGAGCTATACCAGTACCTATTGTACCACCACCTGCTCCTGTCGGGTCATTTGGGTCTGTTCCTGCAGGTAAGCCTTCCTGTTGAGGTGGTGCAGGTTGTTGAAACTGTTTCATTAGTTCCGCTTGCACTGCAGCTTCATCCATATTGTTTGTTACCTTGTCTGGGTCTAAGTCCATTGACTTTGCAATCTCACTAATAATATACTGAAACTTAGCAAAGGGTGCAAGTACAGGATTAGACGCTACACCCAAGAACTGCATGAGCCGTTGACTCCGTACCTCGTTAGCCATAAGACTTTCTGTACCTCTAGCCTTAACTTCTAAGTCACCCTTTATTTCAGGGTCAAAGTCAAACTGCATATTAAACTGAAAAAAACCTTCACCTAGTGGTCTTAATAAATAGTCATCTATATTTTTTATGACGGTTTTAATGTTACCACTTGCAGCGTTCATTAACATAGATATACCACTAGCAGTTCTACCTACCCCTGACACTCCTGTTTGACCATGTGCAAATGAGGGTAGACCTGTGCTTTCATCTGCAAGTTGTCTTGCTTTGTCAAATAGTTGTAGGTTCTCGTTGGACACATTTGGGAACTTCGTTCCAAAGATAGCTTGCCCTGGAGCACCACCCTGTCTCCTAAATACCTTCCCTGGATATACACTAAGGTCTTGCCCTGGAACTAAATTAGTTTCATCTACTTCTATCAACAGATTACCTGACAATACAGC